ATCTCCCGAAAGCCCTTGGAGAAGGCCGTGAAGGTGAAGGCGTGACCGGACAGGCGCCCGCCAAAGTCCACGCCGATAGTCCCAAAGTGTAGGCCGTCTGGCACGCTGTCTATCAGGTACCGTTCTGGCTTCTCGACCAGGTCCATGTAGATAGCGCCCTCTGCCGCCGCCCACTCGCCCAGGATGTTGCGGAGATAGAACACGCCGGACCACTGCCGGTGATACCCCTCCCGGACAGCCGGGTCCAGGGTCAGGTTATCGTCCAAGGTGAAGCGCAGGTGATAGATGCGTTTACCCTCTGCCTCCTGGATAAACTCCTTCAAGAACCAGTGACTTGGCCCTTCCGGGTTGCAGTTCATCCAGTGCCGCCTACCGGGAACCGAACACCGGGCCATCATCTGGTAGACAAAGGACTTGGGGAACAGGGCGACCTCGTCCGCATAGGCCCCGGCCGCCGTCATGCCTTGGAGCACGTCCTGGGAGGCTTCGTTGACCGCCCCGAACAGGTAATAGTCGTTGGTGCCGATGGTGATGACGTTGTCCGACCGGTTATAGTCGTAGTCCAGCCCCCAGGCCCGGAGGATCTGGAGCATGGGCCGAATGACGTTGCGTTTTAGTGCCCCCATGCTTTTGCCCGCGATAATGAAGGACTCGCCTTGGAAGGTGTCCAGCGACCACCAGAGGAAGCCCACGATCATGGCGATGGTCTTGCCGGACCGTATCGCCCCGTCAGCGATAATAGTGTCCATGTCACGGTAGGGCGATGTGTCCCGCCACCAGTTGATGAGTTGCAGCTGTTTTTTTGAGAACTGCTGGAAGCGGAAGGTCTCCCTGGCGGCCCGCTTGCGTCTACTCGGTCGCCGGATCATCGTAAATGCCCTCGGTGTTGATGGAGGTGGACAAAGACTCCATGAAGCCCTTCACTGGCTCGTTCACATCCTCGTCTGTTTGCGTTGCCAGCTTGATCTCGGTCTTGACCTTCTCGGTGTCAGCTTTCAGTTTCTCGATGCGTGCAGACTGCTCTGCTTTGTCGCCCTCGGTCTCTGCCTGGCCCGTGACCTTGAGCAGTGACATCATGGCGTTGATATCGCCCCGGACAACTGACTTGAAGGTGCATGAGAATATGAGTGCGTTCTCGTAGGTCGGTTCTATCCCGTGTTCCTCCAGGATGTCCCGGATCTCATTGTCCTGCGGAAGCTCCAGCTGGAGGATCGTTTCTGCGGCTTTCTTGAAGTTGGCCTTCTTGCGCCGGGCCCGTCCGGAGGCCTTGCCGCCCTTCCTGCGCAATTCCCTCTGTTCTTCCTCTGTTCGTTCATCAAACGGGATAAGGTTTTCTTGCCCTGGTCGCATGGAAAGCCCTCCCTTCTAGCTGTAGGTTATCGGCGTAACCGCTTGCGGATATCTGCCTCTATGCGTTGCCACATTTCTATCTTGTTTCGGTGGTAGTTGATGGACTCCCATGTCTCCTCTGCACCGTTCATCCCAAAGACCAGCCGGGCCGACTCGATGCGTTTTTGCTTGGCCGCTTCCTTGAAGGAGGGCATCGTGAAGTCGAACTGCATATTGAAGTCCAATTCGGCCCCCCTTCCGTGCAAACAAAAAGGCGACATTTCTGCCGCCCCCTTGTGGTCAAAGTTTCCCCGGTGCCTTCCAGGCACCTTTTCACCCTATACGCTAGCACGGTTCGACCTGCTCATTTGTGCCCATTTGTGCACATTTGCGCCGACTTTCAGCGTTTTGGGCGGTTTTTCGCCGGTTTTCGCCTATTCCTGCTCCTCCTCTGTCCGTTTCCGGACCCACTCGGCGCGGACCTCGCCGGTCTCTGTGTTCATGAAGGTGCGTGGTTCCAGGTCCTCCGTCGCCATCATTGTCTCCAATAAGCGGCTCCACCGTGCGAAGGCATCGTCTGTGTCCAGCCCGTCCATTGTGTCGCCGTCTATTGCGAAGATTATGTATCCTGACGCAGGATTGTCTGAGTTACTTGTTCGGGTGTATTTCGCGCTCCGTTTATCCGCCGTTTTGCAATCTCAAAGTATTTGTCGTCAAGTTCTATGCCGATGAAGTTTCGGTTAGTGTTTAAGCAAGCTACCCCAGTCGTTCCTGAACCCATACAATTATCCAAGACTGTTTCACCTTCGTTTGTGTAGGTTTTGATTAGGTATTCCATGAGTGCTACTGGTTTTTGGGTCGGATGCAATGATTTGTGATTGTTATTAGAGTAAACTAAAACATTATCTGGGTAATTAGTATGTTTAGATACATTTTTGTTCCCTTTTTGCTCGCCATAAACCTTTTCGCCTTTTTTATATTTAAAATGATTTGGTCTGTAATTAGAGAACTCACCTTCAATTAAACCTTGAGGATTATATGTACATTGCTTTTTATAAAATACGATAACATCTTCTGTCCTTCTAAGTGGTTGTTTTCTAGCATTTAAGTAATTTGTTTTAGTTATTTTATCCCACACCCATGTATATTTGAAAAGGTCCATATTGCTTGAAATTAGTTTAGTTGTAAACGGTTGGCTAGCCGTGAGGACTATCGCCCCATTATCTTTAATAACTCGCTCATATTGTTCCCAAAGTGGTTCAAACGGAATAATTGAATCCCACTTGCAATCAGTCGTTCCATACGGTAAATCACACAGAATCATATCAATGCTTTTATCTGGTATATCTTGCATCAGCTCAAGGCAATCGCCGTGTAACAGGTTAATTTCCATTGTTGCTCAGTGCTCCTTTCGCCTATAAACAATCACTGCACTCGGAAATGGTGCTGACTGTTTTGCCTGTCCGTTTAACTCAAATTTTAATCTCTCTCATATCAGTCCTCCTTGATTTTTCTGCCACAGTTAGGGCAGTAGTTATATGGCGTGTCGTATGCTGGGATCACATTCAAATATTCATCAATCACCGTTTTCACAGCTACGATGCCGTGCGATTCTATGCCTCTGCAGTAACGACAACTGGTTGTTTCCGTTTTGGAAATAGCCACTTTCTCGTAGGTTTTTCGGAAAATGTCAGGCTTGCAAGGGTAAAACTCGCCACTTACGCCTTTGATTATGTAATCACCTTTCGTGATTCTCATTGAACCCTCTAGCGTAACAATGTCATATTCGTTATCTTGTTGGTTGTAAATCATGTCTGGACAGAAATCCAAACAACTTGATATATTTTTATCTCTTTCGTATTTAAGTGCTTCAATAACTACTGGTTTTTTTCTGTACTTTTTACTATCCATCTCTCATTCTCCTTTCGGTGGTTCTGGAAGTGGTTTCCATTGGGTGACAAAATCATCAATCACTATTGACGAATAATCGTCCCAATTTTTGATAACCTCGTAATATCCCGCAGGCAAATAATATTCGTCTGTTTCTTCGTCGTACTCGCAATCCCATTCGCTACCATAATCACTGGTTATTGACTTCGATGCGGCATAATATCCGTCGCAAACGTACCTTTTGCCTGACGGTCTAATCTCGCAACACAGTAAAACGTGTTTTCCACTTTCCGGCAACCTATCCTCAACACTCACCCACGGCTGATACGCTTGCAGGGCGGTGATGGCAAGGTCGATGCTGATGGCATCATTATCTGTGCTGTCAGCGCACCAACGCTCTTTCATGTCCAGTAGGTCGCCTATCGCCTCTGCCACTTCCTCGCTCTTGACCGACTGGCGAGCGATGGCATCGTCGATTAAGTCAAGCATATTGTCACAATGAACAAGCGACATAAAGCCGTTGCCATAATATTCAGGTATCTTCTTCCTCAGTTCTTTCAATCTCTCAATATCCATTACTCAATCCTCCTGTTCGTAGATGTTGCCCTCATGTGGCTGATATATTCACTCAACTTCATCTCTTCTCTCCTCCCCCCAGCCCTTGGCGTATCGGTCCAGGGCCTCGTCCAGCAGTCGCCGGACGTGCGTGTTGCTGTAGTCCATGCGCCGGCCTACCTGGTCATAGGTCAGCCCCTCGATATAGCGGTACTTCAAGACCAGCGCCTCGCTCCCGACCGTGTGCCGGTCTATGCTGTCCTCGATCTCCTCGCATAAAAGTTCGGCTGCCTCGGCCCGGCGGTCGTACTTTAGCACCTGGTCCAGCATGGCCACCATCCGCCGCTCGCCCGCCTTGGGGTCCTGCTGGGCCTTGACCGACTGCGGCACCGCCATCACCTTCCGTGGCCGCACCAGCTCGTCCGGGTCACGGGTGGTGATCCTGCCACGCCCGTCCTTGGCCCGGCCCGTCCACTCGCCCGTCCATCCTGCCCTGGCGTCGGTCGGGGTCAGCCCGGAGGTGATCCGTGCCTCCAGCGTCTCGATCCGGCTGGCGTAGTATCGTAGCTCGCGCAGCGCCTGCTGGTACTGTTCCAGGTAGGAGCGGGCGGCGGTGAGGTCAGTCATGGTTGGGCCTCCCCTGTTAGCGCCCTTTCTGTCGTGATGCTGTTAAAGGCATCAATGACTTCTTTCGGGTCGTGACGAGCATAACTTCGCGCTGTTGCGAATGCGCCTCCTGTTGTTGTGTAAACCTCGAAGATGTACCAAGTGCCGAAATAATCGAATTGGCATATCCGATACAGGCTATCTCCTATCACCTTCTCCCTGTTGGTAGGGCTAAAGTTTTCAACGGTTATCATCTCCCAGCTCAGTTGCATCATACGCACACCTCCCCATAACTCCGACGCCGTAACGCCATCAGCCGCTCATGACAGGCCCGGTGCACCAGCTTCTCCGTGACCTGCCCGGACCCGTCCGTCATGGGCAGCCGCTTGATGTCGTCCGTGACGGGCTTGTGGCAGTAAAGGCAGGGGTTAGTCATGGCGGGCCTCCTCCTGGTCTTGTTGCTGGATAAGTTCAGGGTTGTCATGGATGTTGCCGAGGACTTTTTTTTCGTTACAACCCCATAACTCAGTATCAGAACGTCCCATCCCAGAAAGATAGTAAAATCCGTATGTATTTGTATACTCAACTAGGCCCATATACTCTTTATCGTGTATTTTACAGAGCACTATATCACCCTCGTAAATCTCAATACCGTTCTTATCTTTCAGGCCGGTGTATTGTCCAACGGTTTCAGGGATTACCACAAAGCCTCCTGTATCTTCCATAAAGCTGACTATGGTAACCCAGTCTTTTGTGTAAGGTCGGTGCCAAAGGTCGCCGTATATCCAACTACCGTCTAATCTCTTCCCCCGGAATTTAATCTCTCTCATGTCAGCCTCCTTCCGCAGTTGTGCCATTATCAGCGCACCCCGTGGGGCAATCCGTTCAGGTGTTAGTTTGTTGTTCATGCTAACCTCCCACCCTATCCAAGTATGCTTTCA